GGAATGGAGCAGAAGAAATTAAATAACCTATAAACCCTAAAAAAATGACACAAGAGGAAATGTCAATTTGCTATGCTCCATTATTTGATTTAATTTCTCAAGAACACGATGTTATTCTTACTTGTTCTGAAATGGATGAAATTATCAGTGCCAGTTTGAAAGTAGTTGAAAATATTGAAAACCTAAAACCTTAAAAAATGAAAAATGATTATTTAGAATTTTTAGAATCAAAGAAAAAATCAATAACAATATCTGGATTTGATATTGATGAAAGTGAATTAAATAAGTCAATGTTTGACTTTCAAAAGTTCATTGTAAAGCGAGCATTAAAAGCTGGTAAGTATGCAATATTTGCCGACTGCGGATTAGGTAAAACTTTGATGCAACTTGAATGGGCAAACAAAGTAAATAAGCAAACAAATAAACCTGTATTGATTTTAGCACCATTGGCGGTTGCTGGGCAAACAGTAAAAGAGGGCGCAAAATTTCACATTGATATTTGCCAATATGATGGCAGCAATGCTCCGATACAAATTACCAACTATGAGCAATTAGAAAATATTGATTGTAGTATTTTTTCAGGTATTGTTTTAGACGAAAGCAGTATATTAAAAAACTTTGAAGGCGCAACTAAAAAACTAATTTTAGATTTATTTTTAAACACGCCTTATAAACTTGCTTGTACTGCAACTCCTTCACCTAACGATCCTATGGAATTAGGAAACCATAGTGAATTTTTAGACGTAATGAGCCGTAATGAAATGCTTGCAATGTACTTTGTGCATGATGGAGGCGAAACGGCTAAATGGCGGTTAAAAGGACACGCAACAAAACTATTTTATCAGTTTATTGGAACATGGGCAATAATGCTTAATAAGCCACAGGACATAGGTTTTACAATGGAAGGCTATAATTTGCCATCATTAAATTTAATTGAGAAACAAATCAAAACTCCTAAACGTGATAACGGTTCTTTGTTTAATGATGCTATTATTTCAGCAACTAATTTTAATGCTGAATTGCGATTAACAAAAAAAGAAAGATTGGATGAAGTTGTAAGAATTGTTAATAGTCGACCTGATGAAAATTTCATTATTTGGATAAAGCAAAATGAGGAAGGTGAAATGCTTAAAAAATTATTGCCGGAATCAGTAGAAGTTAAAGGCGCAGATAGTAACGAATGGAAAGAAAAACATTTACTTGGTTTTGCAAATAATGATTTTAGAATTTTGATAAGCAAAACAAAGATTGCATCATTCGGTATGAATTATCAAAACTGCCGTAATCAAATATTTGCTTCGCTGGATTTTAGCTTTGAAGGGCTGTATCAAGCAATCCGTAGATCATACAGGTTTGGGCAAAAAAACGAAGTAAACATTTACCTGATTACAACCGACACCATGAGCAACGTAAAACAATCCATTGATAACAAACAAAAACAATTTGAACTTATGCAAGACGAAATGAGCCATGCTATTAACGCAAACCTAAATAATCAATTAATGACAACTGCATCACTTGACACAATAGAAGAAAAAAATAATTGGTATTGCATAAAACGTGGTGATTGTGTACAGTTGATTTCTGAACTTGAAAACGAAAGCATTGGGCTGTCTGTATTTTCACCTCCATTTGCAGAATTATACACGTACAGCAGCCATTTAGAAGACATGGGAAATTCAAAGGATTACAATGAATTTTTAAAGCAGTTTAGTTTTCTTATTAAGGAACTGCACAGGGTAATGATGCAAGGTAGAAATGTGGCAGTACATTGTATGGATTTGCCTGTTCAAAAAGGCAAGCATGGATTTATCGGATTAAGGGATTTTAGCGGATTGCTTTTAAGGGCTTTTGAAGATGCTGGATTTGTTTATGCCAGCAGGGTTACAATTTGGAAAGATCCAGTTGTTGAAATGCAAAGGACAAAAGCATTAGGTTTGCTTCATAAGCAGGTAAAAAAAGACAGCACCATGAGCAGGGTTGGTATTCCTGATTATGTAATGATTTTTAGAAAGGATGGAGAAAGGAGTAACCCAGTAACTAATACGGATTTACCAGTTGATTTGTGGCAGAAATACGCATCTCCTGTATGGATGGATATTAATTACGGTAACACATTACAAGGCTTTAGAAATGGGAGGGAGGAAAATGATGAAAAGCATATTTGTCCATTGCAGTTAGATACTATTGAAAGGCTAATTCACTTATACAGCAACAAAGGCGATACAGTTTTTACTCCGTTCATGGGTATTGGTAGCGAGGTATTTCAAGCAGTAAAAATGGAACGAAAAGGCATTGGATTTGAACTAAAGGAAAGCTACTATGATTTAGCTAAAAAGAATTTGCAGAGTTGTGTTGAAAGTAAAAAACAAAATGTATTATTTTAATTAACATCAAAAACCTTAAAAAATGAAATTAAACAGCAACATACCATCATTTAAGGCATTAGTAAAAAAGAGCTACTTTACAAAGAACCAATTAGATGAAAAAAAGTTTTACAATGTGTATGTATTTGGAATACAATCTTGCTCTGGCGTAATACTAACGTTCCACGTAATGACAGATACAGGTATGCTAAGAAGCAGAGTGCCGTTATCTGAAATATACTTTAAAGAACCTGAAAATGATATTCCTGCAAATTTTAAACAGTTATGGGATTCTTTTAGTGAAAATGTTTCTGTTATAGAATACGATTTTTTGGCATACCATAAGGCGCAAATAGTATTAAGAAACGGTAGTAAAGTGTGGGCTACATATCTATTTACAGTAGATTGGTACGATAACCCATACAGCGATGAACCAAGTGATTACAAGTGTGGACATATATTTGAAGCTGATGATGGATATTTATTGTGCCAACCTAACAACAGAATATTTTGGAAAGATAGTAATTGGATTACTAAAGCATTACCAGAAGACCTCAAACAATTTAAAGTAGATACAGAATTAATATCAGTAGAAAACAAAAGTAATCGGTGGGTTACAGAAGATGAAGATTCTTTTTATTATGATATTAAAGCGGTATAAAATAAATAAAAAATGAAAGGAAGATTATTAATAAGTTTTAGCGGTGGTCGCACGTCCGCTTACATGACTTGGTGGCTATTAAACAATATGCAGCATAAATACGAAATGGTTGTTGTGTTTGCTAATACTGGAAAGGAACGAGAAGAAACTTTGCAATTTGTTGATAGATGCGATAAGGAATTTGGATTTAATACAGTTTGGGTTGAGGCATTTGTGCATTACGAAAATAACAAAGGCACTACTCATGTAGTAACTAATTTTAATGATGCCGAAAGAAATGGTGAACCTTTTCAAGACGTTATTTTTAAATACGGAATACCTAATCAAAATGCGCCACATTGTAGCAGGGAATTGAAAAGGCAACCTATAAAATCTTATGCAAGAAGTATAGGATGGAAAGATTACCAAATTGCTTTAGGAATAAGAACCGATGAACCTAAAAGACTTGATTGGGTAGCAAAAAAGAAAAACAAATTTTTATACTTTGCTGAATTATTTCAAGTAACTAAAAGCGATGTAAACAACTTTTGGAGCAAGCAAAAGTTTGACCTACAATTAAAAAGCTATGAGGGTAATTGCGATTTATGTTGGAAAAAAGGTTTAAGAAAATTAATGACTATTGTAAAAGACAAACCTGAATTGGCTGATTGGTGGCGTGAAATGGATGCTAAATATCAAATGTTTACTCCGACAACAAGAGAACACAAAGCAAAGCCTCCCTATAAGTTTTTCAGGGATAATATGACTATTGATGATATTATTGAAGAAAGTAAATTTAATTTTACCCATTCAAGAGACGAAAGTAAAGACGTAGATAATTATAAGCAAATGGCAATGTTTGACGCTTACCTTGATAGTAATAATGGATGTATTGAAAGTTGTGAGATTTTTTAATATTACATACTCCCCAACCGATTATTAACTTTTAAAAATAGAAAATATGAAATTGGAATTAACCAGAGATGATTTAGAAGCATTAGTTAGTGGTAGTTATCCAAACTATTCACAGTTTGATAATCCATTGGTAAAAAAAGCAGGTCATTCATATAGCGACCAATACGGAAAAAGTTATTGGAGTAATTTGTCAGAACTTACAGAAGAAGAACTTTGGAGATTACGAAATATCTGCGTAAACAGTTGGTTGTGATAAACAGAATCTATAAATTATTACTTTACAACTACTAACTATTAAAAGTGAAAGGAAGCAACATAATACAGGCTATTCAAAACCTTAAATTAGCGGCTGAATGTTTTGATGATTTTTGCAGGGAACATCCACAGACTAAGGGAGCAGCACTCTTTAAATCTTATCGTAAAAAAATAGATTGGATTCATCAAGACATGATAACACACCCACAGTTACCTGATGTAGTAAGAGAGGGGATAAAGAGGGAAATAAACTCTGATATATTTGCCATAC